GGTCTAAGCTTATGTCCTGCTCGTACAAGTGCTTCTCCAACAGTAGGTCCTGTAGTACCTGTTCTAGCCCACGCTGCTGTATCCAAGACACCAGAGACCGAGTAAGGGTCTTCTAGCTCCATACTTGTTATTATACTACCTAATTCTTCTCCTGTCAAGCCTTTTCTGTATAATTCTCTATAAATTATTAAAGTTCCGTCATTTTGGTCCATTATTCCCCATAAACAACAGCTTTCTGCAGCGTATCCATAGTCAACTGCTTTAACTCTTTCCCAATGTAAGGGTAATTCAAATGGAGTAATCACATGATGTAGTGGGTCAAACTCTACAAAAGCAGCACCTTCTGCTACATCCCAGTTACCTTCAAGCAATTGTCTGCGTTGAATCGGTGGTAAAGATTTAAGCATTTGCTCATAGACACCATCATCTGCAAGGTATGGGTTATCAGCTAACTTAGCCGGAATAAACTTACGTGTAAGTCCATCACCACCTTGAAAACTTGTGTTGTGTTCTGAGGGTTCTATGTATCTTTTCTTAACCCAATGAGAACCAACACCACCGGGGTTAGCAGTACAGCGAAGGTATGTTTGTATTTCTGGGTCAGTTGTTCTTAGTCGTGAAGCAAGATAGTTCCAACTAAACTCTGTTGGTAAGTGAGTAATCTCATCAAAGCCTATCCAACTATATGCTTGTCCTTGATATCTGTATACGTCTGCATCTCTCTCAAGGAAACCAAACTCAACCTTTGCACCGCTTGGAAAGTTCCAAAGCTTTTCAACTTCTCTAAACTTAGCACCGGGAAAAGCTTGTGGATATAACTCACGTGACTTATCAATCATCTCACGAAGTTCTGGCATAGAACGTCTGAGGATTAAAGCACGATGAGCTTTCTTGTGACAATATCTTAGTGGGTCTACGATCATGGCAAACGATTTACCACCACCGGCAGCTCCACCGTACAATACATCTTTTTCACCGGCAGCAAGAAAGTCTGTCTGAGGACCTTCGTTAGCGTGGAATAATACTTTGTGATTGTCTAGATTTTCTTGTACAGCCTTGGGAAGATTGTCAAGTTCATCTGTGGTGACAGGACCTTCTACAGTCTTGTCAAGTTTTTGAATTGTTTCTTTTTGTTTTTTAAAAGATTGTCTAGCGTTGTTAAGCTTGGCTTCAAGCTTTTTAATGTTACGCTGCTTACGACCCACAGTTGCCCTCGCAGCTTTGATAGCTTTTTCTGTTGAGGTCTTAGGTCTACCTGCTTTCTTTTTTGGAGTTCCATCTTTCTTTAAGATGAAATTACCATCATCATCCTGTAAGTAGAGATGAGGATTCCTCTCCCAGTCTTTCGTTTCGTTTACCATATTTTTTATCAATGTGTTTCTTTAAACCGGGAGTAGAAATTTTTCGTTCTGTTTTATATTCTAACCAATCTACAGCAGCTTGTAATGATATCTCTTCGTTGACTATCATGTTTTCTGCAATTTGTAAAGCTTCGAGCTGATCTTCAATTGGTTTTAAATATCCTGTGATATCATCTAACTCATACCCAAACGGAATGGTTGAAGTTTTTCTTTTCATGTATCCGTCAGGTAATAACATTTTAGATAATTTAGTCTGTTAGACTACCCACATAATTATAAATGCTGATACAAAACCTATACCACACATAACACCCCATACTTGCATGTCTGTTAGGTCATTGGTTTCAATCATACTATTTACTTTTTTTTCTAGTAGTTCTTTTAACATTTGTTTTCCTCTTTGTTTGTTTCTTTGGAGCTAGAGCTTTCTTGAATAACTTACTATAAGCTTTCTTTACTTTGTCTAACCATTCTTTAATCATTGTCATTATTATTCTCCTAGTCCTCTTTTGGACTATCCTCGGCTTTCTTTTTACCGAATATTCTATCCCAGTTATCTCTATAGTCTTGTGTATAGAATCCGGGTCTAGGATTAGCACCCTTGCTTCCATGTGTATTTTTATATATGGGTGATTTAAACGTAAAAGGTTTTTCGTCACTACCTATTTGTTTACCCATTATCTTCTCCTTGTATGCATTTATGCCATTCTTCTAAGACTATTTCTTCAGAGTAAGCAGCATAATAAATGTCTTTACACTTGTCAAACTCATTATTGTTTGATGTTGTTACACAACTCATCAATAAAACTAAACTAATAGTTCTTATTACCACTTAACTTTGTTAGCCCAGTATGCTGCAGACAATACACCTTTGGCGATGTTCTTAGCGTGACGAGCTTTGAATGATTTCTTTCTGGCTTTATCTTTAGCGGTCTTTGGATTTTTACCAGCACCACTAACACCTTGTTGTCCAAATCTAATAGTTTTAATTGTACTACCAGATTTAGCAACAACAATATGTGATTTAGTAGGATGATTGGGAGTACGCTTGGGTTTATTGTAACCACTTACTCCTGCTCGTTTTAACCTACCATCTGCTTTACCACCTTTCGCCATTCTAAATTTCTTTGTTTTATCTGCAATCTTATCTGGTTGTTTGGAGTGTTGTTTACCGGCAGCTTTATCTTTTCTTTTCTTTGCTGTCGTAGCTGCATATTCTGAATCACTTAATGCTTCTCTAGCTTTCTTAGGTAAATATCTTTCACCTGTTTCACTAGACTTCTTACCAGACTTAGTACCCCAATCTTGTTTGCCCCAATCTTTTAATGATTTTTGTGACTTCTTTAACATTACTTGTACCCTCCACCAGCTTTCTTATAAGCTTTAGCTAGTGCTTGTGCTTTACGTGCAGACCATTTACCGGCTGCAGTACCATGTGAAGCTTGTGACTTTATACGTTGAAATATTCTTTTACGTAGTCCGGGCTTAGTATAGTTACCGGCTTTGTTGACAGTGGACTTAGCTTTGCCACCTTTTCTAAATTGTAATCTTTCTAATAACATTAGTGTAGTATCCTATCTTCTTCTTTAGGTATAGTATTAAGGTGTTCTTTTTCTAGATCATCATCTACATAGATGCTATCTAACTCACCTACAACAACCAAATGATTCTGGGCTGCAGCTAGTTCTGCTTGTTCGTATGTTGAAGCTACAATGTTAGGACCTGCAAAGGTTGTACCGTAAGCTTCTATCTCTGTTAAAAATATCTTCATTGTATGATTAATCCAATACACCATCCAGCTATAAAGACTAATACAGCATCTACAGGATTGTGTTTGATAAAGTCAAACAAATTATTCAGATACTTCTTCATAATCTCCATCCGTAATGTCAATCGCCTTTTTCTCTGGAAGAATAAATATACCACCACCGGTATTATGATTAACATCTATCCTATCTGTCTTACTAACCCCTACACGATCTAGTATAGTTTGTGCAGCTTGTAGCTTATAGTTGGCTTGAGGTACAGGCTTATCTGACTTCAAAACCTCTATAATCTTGAACGCTGCTGTAGGGGCTTCCCTTGCAAGTACGTTTTGGGCTAAATCTACTACTTCCTCTTTTAAACTTTTTAGTACTTGATAGTGATTGCCGGAGTAACCTGCAAGTTCGGCTGACTTTTTAAAGTCTCCTCCTGTATCCACGAGGTGACCCAAGAACGCTTCCTGCTTTTCAGTAAGGTTCCTGTCTTTTGTTTCAGCTAAATAATTGGTTGCCATGTCTTTATTATAGAGTTATTTTACAAACTTGTCAAGCTTTATGAAGTTTTTTTACTTTATTTCGCAAATGACTTGACAAAACCGAAATAAATGTGTACAATAGAATTGTAAGATTCCCCAGGGTTATATATATATCTAACACCCAGTCTTACGTCACAAACTTATTCAAAATAATATATCAAACATGGCGAAACCTTTGTAAAGTTAGGGGGCTGGTTAATATCTAAAATAGCTAGAAATGTATATGTTTTATATATATAGGGGGTGGGTGGTGGGTGGCTCCTGCCTACCCCCTAACCAAGATGAATAATACTTTATAAAGGCTCGTTATGTCAGAAACTTACCACACTTTATAAAGTATTATAAGTGCCATGTATAATTCATCAAACTTATAAAGCTTTATAAAGTTTTTAAGGCGAACTTTACAAGCTTTGCAAGTTTTAAAAGTTTCATAAGCTAGTTAATAAAGATGAGACCCCCTTATAAAGTCCTTATAAATTATTAAATACTTTATAAACTTCATAAGCTTTGTACACTTCACAAAACTTATAACACTCTATAAGCTAGACTTATATTATCAATCTCGTGGTATTTTCCTTTTAAAACTTTTAAAAATGTTAGTGGTTGCTTACCTTGAAAGCTATACAAACAAAGGCTAAAAAATAATTAAAATAATTGTTGCATTTTAATATTAGAAAATATATAAAATACTTATGTTTAACAAGATCAATAATTTAAATGAGAATGGTTCTCAATTAGAATTGATCACATAAAAAGGGAAAAATAATATGAGTAATAAAACTAAAAAAGTAAATCTTCATAACCTTGATCAATTGGTTAATCTTTATAATCAATTAGAAGATCGAGGGGAAAAAATACAAAATATATCTTTTAGAGATGAAGATAAAAATTTTAAATTTGAAGATGGTGATTTATTTGTTTGGGGTTCGTGGGCTGATATTTCAGCAATTACAGTTGAACTAAACGAAGATAATAAAGTTATCCGTAGGACATATAAGCCTGAATTAAGTTTTTATAGCCTTGATGATTTAAGAATAACTTTTGAAACAGTTAGATATATTTATTAATCTAACCACCACTAACAATACCCCCGTTTTATATGGGGGTTTAGTGGTATAAACAGAGGAAAAAAATTATGTTATATGAACACTATAAAAAACACGCTGAATTAAATCATTCAATTTATTTTGATGGTAAAAATACAACACTTGGGCAAGTCTTAGACGATCACAAAGACTATTTTAATAAACCACCTAGCTATTTATTAGGCATTGATTCAAGCTATAAAGTAGCCAAGGGTAAGAAGTTAAAAGTTATAACAGCCATTCAATATTTAGCACCTGATAAAATGGTGACATCTAATACGCTATGCCCCAACGCTGAAAGGAACGGATGCTCTGATGCTTGTTTAAAAGATTCCGGACGATTAGGAATGATGAACTCACAAAGAGCTATGATTAATAGAACATTGTTTTATTTATATATGAATGCTAGTTATGATCGTCAATTAAGATATGAAATTGATAAAGCATACATGACTTATGGGGATGATTTAGCAGTAAGGTTAAACGGAACATCTGACATTAATTATAAAGACTTAGTAAAAGATTACCCCCATATACAATTTTATGACTACACTAAAAACAGAAATATGATGATGAAAAACAAAAACAAAAATCATCATTATACATTTTCTGGTTCTATGTTTAGTGACTACAGCATCAAAGAATTAAAACAAGCCGTCAAAGATAAACTAAACATTGCCCTTGCATTTAACACTGCTAACAGTAAACAAGATACGCTACAGATACCCCATAAATTATTTGGGGTTGAGTTAGTTTCTTTTGATGAGACTGATGCAAGATTTAAAGATAATCAAGGCTCTATCGGTTATCTATCCCGTAAAGGTTCAAGTATTAAAGTTAGAAAACAAGATGATCAAGAAATAAATAATTTCTTTATAACTTCATCTAACCTTGACAGAATCCAAGCCTTAGAAATAAATTAGTTTTCCCCTGTAAAATCTAGCAATTAGATTTATACCCCCTTAATTGGGGGTTTTTTTTGCCTATAATTTAAACTACTGTATAAATATATATTATGTCCTGTAAGGCTCTGAGATGCTTTGTATTCCATTTTGTGGGTTAGGCATGGTCTAGTATTCAAAAACTTTTTAAATGCCTTAGGTGAAAGTCAAGGCTAAAAATAAATAAACTTTAAAAATTTTGCAAAGCCTTGCACATTTAGATCAATTCCTGTATGAGATTGCAAGATAAAATAATTTAAAATAATTGCAGTTTGCTATTGACATTTAAAAATCTATAGTTTTTAATTAAGGAAGTTAATCAATAGGAGAAAATAAATTATGATAATTAACTACGAACCAAAAATGGGTGAATCAATTTCTGATTCTATAATTATATTATTAAACAAAGGACATTCTGAATCAGATATTTTTAATTTTATAAAACAAAACTGTCCAATGGTAATGAAATCTAAATGGCAACAAGCAAGTATGCTTAATCATATTGCAAAAATTTCAAAAGAGGAGAAAATAAATTATGATGATTGATAAACACAAATTAATAGTGGCAGTTAAAAGTCTTTTACAAGAAGAAATGATAGAGCAAGAAGAAGTGCCAATTATTAAATCTTATATAGATAACAATGACTATGTAAATCTATATGGCAAGTTGAAGTGGGAATTAGCAGATAGTGATATTTACTACAACGGAAAAATTAATTACTAATGGATGCACTAACTAAAAAATTATACAATGACTATGTACATAGAGAGATTGTCAGAACCTACAATCAAAAGTTGAGCAAGTCAGAGATGAGAAAGATTTTAAAAGATTGCGAAACCTTGGCAAGGAATATGACAAGGAGAAAGCATTATGTTAATTGATCT